ACTGTATCAGCAATAAACCATCTGTCTGCATCATTTCTTTGCTTACCCCAGAGTAGACTTGATTCAAATCCAACATTGATTGTCTGTCCGTTTTGATCCCCAAGGTAAAGCACCGCATCCATCGCCGTGCTGCCGTCAGCAATCGTCGGCTCGGGCAGGTTCGTTGTGCAGAGTGCCTTGAAGCCGCTGGGGGCGGTGTAGGCGAAGGGGCGTTGGCCGAAGTTGCTGTTGATTACGGCGCCGGCGTCATATGGCCTAGCAATCGGTTTGTAGGTTCCGCTTGTGAGCGAAAAAGCGGGATTGGCGCCAGTGGTTGGATCACTTGAGGCCATCCACGTACCGTTTTTGCCAAAGAAAAGTTTGTTATTGTCTAAATCAAAGGCAACCATCAGTATGTCTCCGGCAGTCAGTGTGGGGCCGTACGCCGGTTGACTGTTGTTGTTAATTTTGTTGCCATTTTCGCAGGTATATGCGTACGAAAGAGCGTCCTGTCCTGGGTATTGACTCGTTATATCTCCTTGGGCAACGCCTATCGTAGTGAATTTATCGGTGCCTACCGCTGTAAGCGTATTTTCAAAATACCATTTACCGCTTGAAACAGCTATAGAGGCATTGCAGCGAGCGAATCCGCTAGATGTTCCGTTCAGTTGAAGATTACCGTTACTTAAACTTCCTGCAGAGTTTGAAAGCGGATTCCAAGTGCAGTAGTTACCCCTCACCTCACCACCAGCGCCTGTGTCGGTGCCGTAGTTGGTTGGGGAATCGACGAGGGAATCGTTGCCTGCACCAGCAGCCACGCTGATGTTGTTGACAGTCCAGGTATTGCCGTTGCCGGAGGTGTCCGTTCCCAGTGCAGCAGCGGTGCTGTTGTCGCTGAAGGGAAGGTGGAAACCGTTAGTGCCGTAGGTGCCGGTGTACTCAATCGGTTGCCAGATACCGTTGTCGTCAAACTCGCCGAAGCTGGTGGGGTCTAACGCGGCGCCATCAATCAAAAACACATCAGCCAAATACCCGTTAAAGTAATATCCTTCGCCGCTACTAAATCTTCCAATCTCGTGAAGTACTGTATTGTTTATAGGGTAATCAGTGTTTAATGTAATATTCGGAGACGTCGCAAAAGCGGTTACTCGTGCGCCATTAACGTAAATTTTGGCTCGATCTGACGCGGTGGATTGAGTGCTGTCAAAGACCAAGACAATGTGATACCACGCTGAAGGATCTCGCAGAATCTGTGATGTTACAAGAATCTCTGCTGTGCCGTAAAGATTTAAGTTGAGTTTATTATTGACAAGAGTGAATGCAAGTCTGCTTCCTGCTGATGCAGGTCCGCCAGAAAATAGGACTTGATAGTTACTTGTGATACTTGCTACCTTCACCCACCCCGCCCAGGTCCACGTCTTGCGGTTGCCGGCTGATGCAGGCGTGCGGCTCAGGTACGCCGAATCGGCTGAATTAAACCTCAGACTGCGTTCAATTTCGTAAGCGCCGCCTTGGCCGCTAGCCCCAACTAGGGCGTTGTTGTAGAAGACGCTCATGAGTAGTTCGCGGTGAAGACGCAGTGGATGTTGCCGCTAGCGCGCACGATGTAATCAATACGATCCACCGCGTTTGCCGTTGTGCTCAAGGTTGGTGCTGTGCCACCTGCAAATTCGTAGTCCGTGCCGTATGCCAAGGTGCGCGACCCCGTGCCGTCTTGCACAATGAAGATACTGCCGCTTTGTCCGGCAGTCTGGTTGCTCGGATTAGCAAGTGTGCGGTTCCCACCTAATGTAACCGTAAAGTTACACTTTGTGGCCAAATTTGGCGTGATTGTTGCGGCATCCGTGAGCGTACCAATCTCAGCTACTGCACCATTTTTAGCCGTGACTACTCCGTTTTGGTCGATGCGGAGCCTTTCTGTTCCTTCTGTCGTCACGATGAACCGACCGTCACTGCCGGTATCGATGACTTCGGCGTTGGTGTTACCCTCGACGATTTTGTCGCCGGCAGGGGTTACAGCAGTCCATTTGGTGCCGTCCCAGGTATAAACAACACCGTTCGCGGTGAAGGTGTCGTTGACTGTGGGGCTTGCGGGAAAATCGATGGCCATGGTCTTAGGGCAATGGGGTTAGTGGACTAGTGAAGGGGACTAGGGGCTCTCAAGAGCAGCAACTTTGGCCTCAAGGGTCTCGATGCGCTCATTTGCTTGCTGAAGAGCCTTCAGCATTGGCGTTATCAACTGACGGTAATGCACGCCAGCAAGAGTTTCTTCTTCAGTTTCTTCGTCTATATCGTAAAAGCAGAGCTGCGGCGCTACAGGCTCTACTTGCTCAGCGATCAACCCATATTCGTTTTGATCGTAAAATTCGTCGGTATAATTGCCCTCCTCATCTTTTTTCCTGCGATTAAAAGAAACAGGGCTAAGAGAATAAAGCCAAGCAACGTCTTCAATGGGCTGAATGTTTGTTTTATGCGCCTGGACGGATGACAAATAACCAACAAATCCTCCCGACTCCACATAGACATCTCTATAGGTGCCTGCGACAGCATTGCTGTATACTGAATACATGTAAATATACCCATTACTTGCAATCTTCATCCGCTCCGCACCATTAGTGCCAAATACGATGGGTGCGTTTGCAGAGTTCCAAATCTGACCCGCTCTTGGTCCGCCGGTTGCTGCACTGGTAGAACCAAGCCTGTTGATCACAAATGTGCCACTATCGCCTACTTCTGCCAAATTTAGACTAGAATAAGAGCTAGTAGTCGTATTCCTAATTTGAACTTCAGGGCTAAGCGCCGCTTGTACTTCTAATTCAGCACTTGGAGACGTGCTGCCAATACCTACCTTGCCGGTGTTGTAGTAGATGTCACTGCCAGTAGTAGTCCACGGGCTAGCTGCTCCACCTCCTCCACCTTGCGGTGCAGCGTCAACCCACTGGCTGCTATTGCCGTCGTTGTAATACACATAAGTACGGCCACCTCCGCTACTTGTTGAGCTGTCGTACCAGAGATCACCAGCAGTAGGAGATGCCGGAGCAGTATCCGAAACAGTGACCGAAGTACCTCCACCTCCTCCACCTTGTGGCGCGGCATCGACCCACTGGCTGCTATTGCCATCGTCGTAATAGACGTAGAGACGACCGCCTCCACTACTTGTTGAGCTGTCGTACCAAAGATCACCTGCACTGGGGCTACCCGGCGCACTGTCACTAACAACGACAGACGCACCCGCTACTTCACTAAGCCATGCGCCACCGTCCCAAACTTTGAAAACAGGGTTGAGACCACTCGTATCTATCCACTGCTCACCAACGCTGTTGCCCGATTGACCGCCTGTCGCCGGGCTTGAGTTGGGGGCTGTAGTTCCAATATGAACTGGGCCAACCTTTACAAGGTCACCCAAACTATTTTTGAAAAACAGACCGGGGCTGGTGTATTCGGTATTGATGGCAAGCTGACCGTCAGACATTGACCCAGGTGTTGGGCGCTTGTTGGCGGTACTACTGCGTAGGTGCTGAAGGGCCATTCCTTAACGCCCGAGGGCCGGAATTCACCTCTACAGCCTAGTAAGTCCCGTCGCTGATGTTGACCGTGCCATCAAACGTCGCCGTACCAGTTACGTCTAACGTGCCCGGTACATCAATATTGTTTGTCCACTCCACGCCAGTGCCGGCTGCATCGGTCTGCAGCAGTTGACGGGCTGCACCATCGGCAAGCTTGCTTACCGCGATCTCCGCAGTGGCACTGATGTCCGCGTTGACAATCGTGTTGTCGGCGATCATCGCGCTGGTCACCACACCAACGCTGCTGGTCGTTACGACGCTGGCGTCTAGATACGCAGCTGCAATGACGCTGCCTTGCCACACACCAGTGCCGATTGTGCCAACACTGGTCAGGCTGGAATTGACAACACTGCTGCCGAGAGTGGTGGCGCTTAAAACCGATACACCATTGATGTAAAAAACTTTGCCGTTGGCGATATTGATGTGCTCGCTGAAGGTCCAGGCGTCTGTGGCATCAACCCAGTTAATCGTCTTGTTGGTTGTGCCAAGCAGTGTGATGCCGCCACCGTCAGCGGTTAAGTCGCTTGGTGTTGTTACTTTGCCAAGCTCAATGTTTTTGTCTTCGACCGTAAGTGTTTGTGTATTGATGGTTGTAGTCGTGCCATTGACTGTTAGGTCGCCTTGAATTACAACGTTATTGTCAAATGTTGCTGCTCCAGTTACGTCTAGCGTTCCTGGAATATCGACGTTTGATGTCCATTCGGTTGCCGTACCAGCTGCATTGGTCTGCAGGAGTTGGCGTGCTGTGCCGTATGCCAGCTTGACGACAGGTATTGAGCCAGTGGAAAGCAGATCGATGCTGCCGTCTACCAGCTCGGTGGGCGTGATCTTTTTGGTCGCTGTGCCCGAGGTATCGACAATCGCCAGCAGGTCGTTGGCGGCCAAGTCTGCCTGCACCAATGGCGGCAGCTGACTGATCTTCAGGTCGGCCATAGTACAGCGGGCATTACGTCTAGTTTATGCGTCCTCAATGAGGAGGCTGCCAACACCCGACTGCAACAGGATTTCATCGCTGTCCTCCTGAAGCAGTAGGTTGCCGCTCGGGTTGCCGTAGCGCAGAGCGATCTGCCCCGTCGTCACGAACTGAATTTGCGATTGGATTGGCTCTGACGCAGAAAAAGCCACCGCCACATTGGTGATGACGCCATTGACAAGGTAAAAAAGACCTTCCGTATCTTCTGGACCAGATTCGCGCTCAGAACGAGCTTCCGGCGTCTTGATGATCAGCGCAGCCCGAAAATTACTGCCGAGCTGTTGGCGCATCACTAACTGATGCAACATCTGCGCAGCTTCGGTTTCGCCGTTGGCGTCATATAACGCCGCAAAATCCCAGAAACAACTTATTGATCCGCTGCCGCTAATTAACGCCGAAACGCTCTTGCTGAATTGATCGCCGAGACTCGTAACATCAACTGCCTCGCGGGTAGTGTTCAGTTCATAAGAAATAATCTGGCCCAGGTCGCGGATGCTGTCGCCGAGACTTTCAATTGTGATGTTATAGGTACTGCCTGGAGCAACAAGTTCCAGTGCTTCGGCAACTTTTCCGTTGAGGGATGCTGCCCAAGTTGTATAGAGTTTTAAGCCGCCTAACAGGTCGACATTGACATAAAAGGTGCCGTTATTTCCGCTATAGCCGTTAATAAAATCCAAGTCACCGGCTGTGGTGCGGTCGATGTAGACACGATCGCCGGTTAAAAACGTGCTGTTGGGAAAATCTAGATTGATGCGGCGCTGACCGGTGTTGATTGCACCAGCATCGACTTCGGTTGTAAATGCCGTGGACGCCAGGCGCTGCAGCATGATCCCGCCGGATGTCCCAAGGTAGATGCTCATCAGGTCTCTCCCAAGGAGGTATTCGACGGGAAGCCGGTTACCGTAAAACTGATACTAGCTGTGACGATCTGGCCGGCTTGTGCCTGAATCGATGTTTCGTTGATCAGTACCGCAGCTTCAAAATAACGGGTCGGGCTGAGTTGGAACTTCATTGTGTAAGTCTGACTAGGACTGATTGCCGTGGTGCGAAAGGTGCTAGCCAGCAGCGGTTGCATGGCAAGGTTGCCGGAGTCGTTCGTGTAGTAGATCGCGGTGCAGTTGCCTTGATAGCTTGTGCGTCCATTAATGAATTTGCGTGCTGCGTCGCCAGTGGCGGTGGTCTCCAGTGCCTCTAAGGATGCCGAAATAGACCAGTTGGTGATCTTGGCGATGCGGGTGCCACCAATCAGCAACGCTCCATCAATACCGGTGTAGTAGCGCGCTGCCATGTCAGTTCAGTACCGCTGTTAGCTGTACGCTAACTGTGACCACACCAGGCGCCGGATACGAAACGCTGGGCGGGCCTACATAACGCCAGCTTGTTCCAGAAGGCTGGATGTTGTTGTAGACCGCCAAGCCGTCGTAGACGCTGCTAGGTAAAAAAAAGACCTCAAATACGCCTTTGGCTGTTGCAAAATGATCTGTAATTAGCTTGGCGTCACTTTCAAGTAGATTTGCAAAATCTAACTGCAACGCTGTATTTAGCGGAGTATTTCCATGTAAAACCCGATATTCCGTGCCGTTCAGGGAGCGAAATGTCGAGGAGGGTTCCACCCCCGGTGTCCACACACGATTGGTGGGCTTCAGTGTTGGAAATGCTGCGACTGCCATGACCGAAAACCCTCCTAAGGTCCAGTGTATCCAGAACCAAGCATGTCAGCAATGACAAGGCTTTCGTCTGAAGCGTTGGTCGGGAAATGAATCGCTCGTATTTGTACTGCTCCGGTGGAGCCTTCGTTTACCTCTTGGATTTGGTAAAACGCTGTATCCGTGTTGACGCCGGCTGTTACATCGGCATAGTTCCAGCGCACACGCACAATGTCCATGGGAGCCACTTGACCGATGCCCACGTTTGAACTGAACTCGATGGTATGGGTTACGTGCTTTCGATTGGCCAAGATGTACTTACCCACAAAACCTGCCTGGTTAATGTTGGAGCAAAACTGGCTTAGGTCGTATTCCAGATACGGGCCGTTGGCGGCAGTACCTGTGTAACGCACCTCCGCAATTTTTTCGGTGCTATACGTTGCAGTGGATTGATCGCGATAGGTCAACAGCGTGCAAATGTCTTTTCGATCATTAAGGGGGATGTAATCGCGCCTATAGCTGCCGGCTTCAATGTTGGTGCGATCAAACGTCAGCGACGGAGTAATTGGCCCACTATTAAGCGTGCCATCAATATTGGTGGGCAGCACTGGTCGCAGGGCATACTTGCCGTCAATCTGCAGCGAATACACAAGGAAAAATGGGCAAACATTTTCCAAGTATTCTTTGATGTTCATTTCTGCGGCAATCACCCCGTCGAAGCGCAGGTTGTTGGCGGCAATAAATGTCGCGGCTGTTGCGAATGAAGCCGTATCCATCAAACCTGTTGGGACATTGCCGCTTACTGTCAGCATGTAGTAAACAAGATCAGCAAAGTTGTTGCTGCTGGCAGTTGTTGCAGTAAGAACGTTGTAAACCTCAATGCCGTTACGGACAAAACAGCGCACTTGGTCGTCAAACATTCCTTTCTTGCCAATATTTGATGTGCTTGTCGTGCAAGTCACAATAAATTCACCGTTGGCAGTGCCAGGGAAAGGGTTGCCCGGTACAGGTATCGCCCGAAACTCCACGGTAAAAACACCATCGGTTTCAAAGCCAACGCCTTCGTTTGTCGAGCTTGTATAGGTGTTGGCGTTATCGCGTACCAGTACGCCATCGACGTAGAGTTCGTAGCCGTGGAACAGCGTGAAAGCACCGTCAAATACTTGGGCGTAAATGCTGAAGCTGGTTACATTTGCGCAGGTATAGGAGATGTAGCCGCTGGTTACCGAGGGGGTTACTGTTTGCTCAGTTGTACTTGTGTAGGCGTTGCCCTGCAGAAGATGGGCGGGGTATGTGCCTTGAAGTGCAAGACAACTAAGACCTTGGAATGAACCGCCGCTTCCTGGGTTTTCCGGGAAGCCGTACGAGATCATCGTGTCGGTTGTTGATGCTTTTTGTTGGTAAACATTTAATACCGCACGCGCTTCTAGGTTGTAACTGCCCGAGTAAAGCGTCGTGATTCTGATGACTACATTTGTCCACGGGTATGCGGACATATTTGGGGAATAATACGTTAACGTCTTATCGCGTGGGGTAGAAGATTGGGTTGCGCCATCGTCGTACACTACCGTGCCGTTGATCAAAATCTGATAGGTAAATAGTGCTTGGGAATTTCCAGATCCCGTATCTACAACCATCAGCTGTGCGATGTCCAATCGCGTGATGTTTCCAGAAACAGAGATATCTACGCTGGTGGTAAATGCTTGCCGTAAAGGGCGAACGTCATACTCTGAGTCGATGGCGGAATTGATGTAGTTGAAACCAGCCGTGGGCATTGAGCCGTAGGCAAAAGTTGAAATCGTGTTTGATAGGCTGGAAAAACCAAGTTCGCCTTTGTAAACGTCGCTGGCAGAAATTGCACCAATCTGTCCTTCGCTGACTACAAGACCAAGATTGACGACGTATTCGTAAACTTCTCTGTTGGCTTCTTTGCTAAGTCGAATAATGTTTTTGGTGTCTAGTTGGACTGCATACCTGGCCGCAGACGGATACACCCACACTCCGCCGATGCCCGATGCAATCTTCCCAAAAACAATTGGGATGGGTTCGCCAAGTACAACGACACGCTGCTTGTCAGTTAAGCTCGCCTCTGTGCTACGGACGGCGCCCCAAGCGTCTTTGAACTGGGTAATCGTGAGCGGCGACCCAGGGGCAGTTGCATTCGCTGCTGAGGGGGTAGCGCTCATAGCTTGGGAGGCGTCCCAACAAGTGTAGTTGTGTAGCGGCGATGGGGCACCTGGGCTTCTGTTGAAATCAAGCTGGAAGCAATAACCATGCTCAGATTGATTTGATCCAGCTGCCCATCGTTCACTTCGCCTGTAAAGGAAGCGATCAGCGTCTTTGTCGCCGGTAAGCCGCCACCGGCAGGTGGGGTGAATTGATACAGCGATGCCGTGGCTAGATAGCGGTTTGAAATACCGTCTTCAAGCAGCGTTAGTGTTGTGGCGTTAAGGGGTAGCCGCACCAGCAGTTCGGGTTGTTGCCCGGAGCGCCCAGACAACATCGGATCGAGTTGGAACCCGTAAAAGGTGTGAGCGTCTACGGTTTGACCGGGCCAGAAACTTTGCCACTTATAGATGGTGGTGCCTGTTGACGTGTAAACGTGCAGGAACTCAGCAATGGCAACGGTCATCGCATTACTCCGACGCGGCGGCGAGTGGCTGGATCGCGCTCCAGTTGATTTAATGCCATATTGGCACCTTGTCGCGCTGCTGCTTGCGTTGCAGACACAAGATCATTTTGGGAAACATAATTTGTACCGTTCATTTGCATTACGGGGCCAGTGGATATATTGACTTGCGGATTGATTGAATTTGGAATGACACTAGCCCCGCGCATTCCAGCCCCATAACGCGCCATTGCTTCTGACATGGCATTGGCGGGAATTACATATTCGGGCTGACCACCTTCGCCAATCATGGCGGTTGTGGGGCTCGTCACATAACCACCCTTCGCGAATTTGGGCAATTTCACTTCTGGGATTAATTCAAACGTTAATCCAGTACCCAAGCTATTAAGTATTTTGTTGAGACCTTTAACCACGATGTTTAAACCTTTAATTCCAAAATTCATAGTGTCCTGAATTGCGTTAATAAATAAGTTTGCAAAATTAGATACTCCCGCAAGTATGGATTGAAAAAGACCTTCAAAAATTCTTTTGGTTTCAGTTGCAAATTGGCTAAATGAATTGAGTAGCAAGCCAATTCCTCTTGTGAGAGGTTGCAAAAAGTTTTGCCTAAAACCGTTAAATGCCGATGCCACAATTTCCTTGAAACTATTAAAAGTATTTGCGATCCGGTCTCTAAATAAATAAGCTGCGGCCCCCGCTGCAATAAGTAAAGCAGCAATCCCCACTGGCCCCGAAAACAATGCAGCAGCGCCGGCTAAAGCTTTTGCAAGCAATCCAGTAAGCACGCCGGCTATGGCAACAACGCCAATTTTTAGAGCAGTCAATATGGCGGTAACACCAGTGATTGCAGTAGCAAAGACGCCAGCGGCCGCACCCGTACTACCAAAAAATCCAGCCAAAGCCCCCAAGGCAGCCGAAATACCGCTAATGATTGGCGTTAAAATCCCAATACCCGCAGCCAATCCTGCGATGCCTACAATTGCCGTTTGAACTGGTCCTGGCAAAGCCGAGAAAGCATGAATTAATGCAGTTAATGCTTTAACCAAAGGAGTCAAAGCAGGTAAGAGCTTTGTACCTATGGCAACGCTGAGATTTTCTGTTGCCGCCGAAAATTCTCTATAAGCATCTGGCTTGATCGTATTGATTTTCGCTAATTCTTGAAACGCTTTAACAAGAACGTCAGTTGTAACTTTGCCCTCAGAGCTCAATTTTTTAAGTTCGCCACGACTAACTCCCAAGGCTTTTGCGACAGCATCCATTACGGGTGGCAAAGCTTCTGCAACGCTCCTAAATTCATCACCTTGCAAAACGCCAGAACCAAGCGCTTGGCTGAGCTGAAGCATTACATTGCTCAACTGTTGCCCTGTCAACCCCATATTCAAAGCTGCTTTATTTGTGCCAATAAAAATATCTTGGATTGATTCAAGCGAAATTCCCGTTGGAGACAATCTTGCGTACAAATCTGCAATTCCTTGCGATGCCGTCAAATTACCGAGCCCAAATTCCTTGGCTGCAGTTGCTGCAATATTTTGTATCCTGCTAACGTCTTGAGAACTTTTTGACAAATTTTCAATTCTTTTTGCCGTTCTTTCAGCCTCAATACCGGCAGTCGCAAATGATTTGACTAGAGTTGTCAGCCCAATAGCCGCAATCGCCTGCCCCAAGCCAGCAAACGCACTCTGCAAGGTGGTGGTGCGCTTTTGGAGTTGGTTGGCGGCTTTGTCAAGGTTGTTTAACTGAGTAACGGCCGAATTCGCGTTGACGTTGATCTCAACATTTGCTACGGCCGCCATCACTCCCCCTGTGTGTACTAGAAGTCTAACCTCGCCGTCTAGTCATGCGCTCCTGCTCTTCGCTTTGTATCTCAAAAAATAGAGACCATAGCACGATTTCGTGCGTACTCATTTTTTCGGTCAATTCCGCCAACGTATAGCCAAGTGAATTGGCCACACTCAACTGGAGCATCAGCAGCTTGTCGCGCCTAAGCTCCTTTTTTAGTTTCCCCCTTGCATCTCAGCAATATCGTCTTCGACTAAAGCCAAGATAATCTTTTGAAGATCGCTATCACGGACTTCATGCTTCAATTCAGCAATTTCTCCCGCCGCAAACATTTGATTGCCATTTTCGTCCAGTGCTTTGTGAACCAATAATTGAATGGCAAATGCGTTTGGATCTTGGCTATTTGCGGCTTTGGTGGCCCGTTCACGCTCCGCCATGGTCAGGCTTGTATGCCAAAACTCAAATTCCGTACCGTCACTCAAAGTCACGGTCTTCTTTGAAGGCACCAAATTAGCTGCTTTTTTGAGGCGATCAAGCGCACGGGCGGACGGGCTGGAAGGTGCCATAAAAAATGCTTGGTTAGTTGATACTTTAGACATAAAAAAGCCCCCGGCGCAACCCAGGGGCCCAGATGAACATTCGGCAACAGCCTATCAGGTGGTGGTGCTGAAGTCGAACGTAGGCACGCCAGCGGGGCGGAAGGTGATTTCAACCTGCTGAGCATCGTCGGGATTGATGTTCATGCTGGCAGTCAGCAGCACGGCATCCATGGCAATGGAACGGCTCAAAGCTTCAGTGCTTTGCTTGTCGGTGTAAAGCTTGAAGGCACAACCAACTTGCTGACGCTGCAGCACATCTTCCACCATTCGGTTGGAAAGAGCAGAATCTTCATTGGTCACATAGACCGTTGCAGAACCCTCGCCATCAGCAAAGCCAGGGATGTAGGCACGGAAAGGCGCGTACTGCCCAGCGGTTTGACCGATGGTTGTTACATCAATTTCCGAACGCGAAATTTCAAAGCCCCAGGATTGAACTTGGCCGACAGCGGCATAATCCGCGTAAGCCACTTGGAACTCGTTTGGAGCAGCAGCAGTGCCGTCATCGGTAATCGTGATGGTTGCGCCACCAGCAGAGGCAGACACTTGCAGTACACCAGTGGAAGCCGTGTAGGCAATCACGTAATAAGTGGTGCCAGCCGAAATACCTGCAGGCAAAGTGCCGGTGCCGGCGCCACCAGTTTGACTGTTGACAACGCTGAATTTAACGGGATCGCCAACCTTGAAATTCAGGTAAGGCTCAACGGTAACCGTGTCGGCGGCAACAGTAACACCAGACTCACCGAATGTACCGGTGGTGCCAGCGGGCTTGTAGTAAAGGGCGCCGGACGTACCGGACAGAACAGTGACAGCCATTGTTATGGACGGTAGTGGCTGTGTGAATTCTAGCTTTGTTCGTATGCTTCAAAAGTTATGGTCACCTGTGTTTGGCAAAACCCTTCTGGTGCAGCGGGTTCAATTGAACGCGGACCATTTGCAGGATCAAATTTTATATTTTCAAGCTGCAAACGTGAGAACAAGTTAATGCAGCGCTGAGCAATGGTCAAACCCGCGCCAGGGCCTTCACCAAGCGGGCTAAAGATGTTAAAGACCAAAGTGCCATTACGACGATCAAAACCGTCGCCAGTACCACGCGCCGACGTGGTGAATATGGTCATATACGCTGAATCGCCCCAAATAATACTGGCCTGAATCCAGCTTGCGTTATTAGGCGGCGAGAATGGAACGTTTTGGTAAGCGACCTGCAGAACAGGGGCAGTAGCAAATTCAGTCGCAATGCGGCCTTCAATATCGGCGCGGATGGTGTTTAGGCTCATGGTTAGCCGCCAATACGGGTTGCCTCTGCAATAACATAAGTCTGCACGTTTTTGGCCACCATGTCTAAATAAGGCTGAGCGCCTTGGCGAGTGCGATATTGACCACCCCAAGATGGCGGGAGGCTAGTGCCAGCAACCACTGGCTCTGCATATGTCAAGTTATTGAAGACACGGCCATTGAAGCCATTGATTTCCTTTTGCCATGACGACCGCAAACGCCCAGTATCAACAGGCGTCTTTTCTTTCAACTGCCCGTCCGCATATAGCGTCGCCGCAGCTACAAGCTTTTCAAGGTTGCCTCTTGAATAATTGTCAATTTGATCAATCCTAATTTGACTTGCCACGTCATTCTCTCAGGAACATTTCAAACACGATAGCCGTATTATCTTGCTCAATCCTGTTGACGCGGATGCACTGCAAAATCTGACCTGATACTGTCACCTGATCAGATACGGCAGGTTCAAAGGTCAGATCGGCCGCGGCAATCGTCAGCTTTTTGTCACTGCTGCGAATCAGATCATTGACTTCGCTCTGCGTCACATCTTCAAGCACCCCTTTAATTACGGAGCTGGTTACGGATGGCGTAGCAGTGCCCGTTGTCGGGTTGTACGCACCAGTGGTCACGCGACGAATTGTGATCGACCCGCCAAGCTTGGTGATTAGCTTGCTTGCCGTCTTACGCAGTGAAGTCGCTAGTGCCATCAGATTTTGTAGGCAATACAAGCTCCGTTTTGGAGCTGAATGCTGGTGAAGTAACCAGTCAAGTGTGCGCCCTGATCAACCGAGGCGCCAGCAAAGCTGTTGTCGGTGATGTTGGTTGACACGATGCTTTGCACCGTGCTGTTTTCGTAAAAGTCGATGTGACGAAACTTGCCCGTGTGAACCGCAGTGTCGTTAATGACTTCTGCGCCGATGGCGTAATTGATGTCAGAGGTGCCGCCGTGTGATTTAGCCATGATCAGAGCTTGTAAGCGATGACAGAACCACCCGCGTTAAGGGTGAAGGCAGTAAATACACCCTGCAGCTCAAAGCCAGCAGGAAAGCTTTCGCCAACCAAGCTGTTGCCGGTGTAGTTTTGCGCCGTGATCGCAGCAAATGACGTGTTGTTTTTCACGATCACAATCGTGTTCCAGCGCCCTGTTTGGGCGGAAGTGCTGGTCACGAAATCGCCGCCAATGCTGTAGGCAGGATCAATGCCGTTATGTCTGCCCATAATCAGCTCCGCTTAATGGCAAAGTTCCCTGGTCCACTGATTCTAAGCCCGGTCAAATAACGTTCAAAGATCGGCGGTACACGATCAGCACCGGTTGCCATGCTGCTGGCACCAGCAGTTTCAACGTTGAGGCTACCGATCTGAACGCGCTTGTAATCCTCAAGACCGCTTAGGCCAAGGCCGTCCTTGTTGTTGTTCAGGTAAACGGCCAGCACTGCCTGGGCCTGCTTGACCTGATCCGGGATCTCAGTGTCGGTGAAATAGTCGGTGGTTACGCGAAACGGGAAGCCGACTGCGTAAGTATTGATATAAGTGTCGGGCTTGCGGACGCCTGTACGCGGCCATTGCAGCGCCTGAGTATCCGTAGCCCGCGCACCTAAAAAGCGTTCACGATCAAGTCGCTGCGTGGCGGAATACAACGCACGGTTCTTTTGATCGGTGGTAGCCGACGCCCAGGCCGTTACGTCGTCGTTTTCAACCATGCCGTCAATCAACGCCTGCGCTGCAGCAAGCGTCAAATAACTATTGGCATTGGCACCGCCAACGGTGGCGTCAATCGTGATCGCCATCTACAAGCTC